TTCTCAGGATTCTTTGGATCAGAAACGATAAGAACATTAGCGACATAGTTCAACTTACGCTTTTGCTTACGAACAATTTCTTTGTTGGCTTCAACACCTGAATTCCAAAGCATATTGTTGTGTTCGCAGACAGGGCACTTTTGATTAAGTGTCGTCAAGCAATTGTCAATTAGCCAACCGCCGGGACCTTGAAAGCCGTGAGAGAAGACACGAACCCAAGGAAGTGCATCATCACCATCAACAGCAGGCGCAGGCAAGAAACGAATAACGGCCATGCCATTACCAGACTTGTCTACTACTGGTTGCCAGAAACGAGTGTCTTCTTTGGAACCTGAATCAGCAGGTTGATTGACGGCTTCGATAGCCTTTGTGAGTTTTTCAAACGAACTCTTGTTACGCTTGAGATTAGCAAATGAACTCATATATTTTCCTTTCGTATAAACGGAGTATTAACGGTATGTAAACGGATTATCCACAAAAACATAATGTAATTGTATTTAGTGGATTCCAAATGCATCTTTCAATTTCTGAATGGTAGTATTAACATCCAGATGAAGAATGCCTATGCCACCTGCACGATTAAAATCTTCGATAACATCTGGTGTATCATCAATCAAAATCGTTTCTGGTGTTGCATAATCTTTTTTCAATCGGCGGCCAGGTACAATATTGCGTTTGTATGGAACTCCATTTGCAATCAACCAAAGATTTTTCTGTGCCACCACCATGTCGTGATATTTTTGTCCACCGGATGAAGACAGTATTTCAATTTCTATATTTTGATCCACTTCAATTTGCCGAACAAATTGCAAAAGTTCTTCGGCACCAGGAAACATCTCCAATGTAGCGAAGTTTTTACCTTCAACAAAAGTAGTCCAATTAGGACTGAAGTTTTTGTTTTCCCGTGAATCTGCCGGTGATTCATTAAATAGTTCGTGATAGCGTTTATCAAAATTTGCTATAACGCCATCCATGTCAAGATATAACTTTTTCACTTTCATTTATCACCTTCTTCAGAATAGACTTATATTTTACATCATCAAACGATAAAAATGCGGCAAACTTCTCAACTTTTCTTCGGTAGTTTGGCCAGCGCACCGTGTCGGTAATCTTCTTTGACCACATAGGAAAGAAGTTTAAAATGGAGTTAAGTATACACAAGGTCTCAATTTGTGTGACACCCTGTAAAGTCTTCACCAACAGTCTAGGATAGTCTCCATCGTCACTTTGCAGTATATCGTTTGGATTGTCTGTCCCTTCAAACAAAATACGACAATCATTCTCAAAGGTGTAAGAGAGGCTTTGAAGAATCTTTTGCCGTGCTCGGTAAATAGTTTCAGATTCTTCCGTTAACAAATCACCGACCCACAAATTATCATTGTGAAGCAAATTCGCAACAATGAACAAAACTAGTTCATCTTTGTTAGATAGTCGCCGAGAAAGTTTATAAAAATGATATTTGTCTTTACGATTTTCGAAAGAATCTACGGAGATTTTACTCTTTCCGTGATATTTGAAAAAATCATAAGAGTCGGATGTGAAATGTAATTTGAGAGATTGAAAAGTACAAAACGCTTCATAACCAGTAATCATATAGGTAATCGTGATGTTTTTGTTTTCAACATATTTTGCTCCATCGCCTGAGACTCTATTTTGGCTTTAAGACCAGAATTAATTAACGATGCAGCAACTTCAACTTCTAATCCAGTTTCTTTACAATACTCTACAATGGCTTCAAGATATGTGTAGTCTGAGTTTGCGACCATACTATCAATCGCATACGCAAACTTTTTCATTTCATCTTTAGTTGGCATTGTTTACTTTCATTGGACATTTTTCATCCCAACAACTATGTCCTTCCATTCTAGCTTTTGAGATACCGCATACCGAACAAAGGTCAGTTTCTTGTGAAGTTAGCGTTTCTGCCATGTTCGCAAAAACTTTTTCGCCAAGATCATTCAAGTCTTCTACATCAGCAGAACTCAATTCTTCTGGTTCAACAATGTCAACAAAACCATCAAACACAAAACCAGAACCACGAAGAAAGTGTTCAAATTGTTCAAGCATATCCGTCAAAGATACTGCTTCAAACTCAAATGTAATTTTGCTGCGATTCAGACTCTCTTCTGAAATAAATGTATACTTAGCCATGATATATTCCTAAAAATTACTTCTTGTTACCCAAAGAATGTGCAATACAAACAGAATTTGGATTTGTTTCGTTTGCACACTTGACAGACAAAGGATCAACACCCTTCGCAATCGCAGCTTCAATGTTCTTAGCCATGTTGTTGCGATCATTTAGATTATACACGATTGCACCGATGATTGCGGTACAAGACACAATGGTAAGTGATGCCATTATGGTAATCAAGTCACGATTTGCTTTATATAATTGTCTTGTTTCGATCAATTTCGTCTCCGTTTCGTTTGTAGAAGATGTGTCTACCAATTTTCTTTTCCTTTTTCAACTGCCAACCGGGATTGACATAATCAGCGTGATAAAATGTTGACCCATTTGTTACATCTGGAACCCTATGAAGATTCAGATAAAGATAGGTCGACATTTCTAAGATTTCATTATACAACGGACTGGTCTTAATTGTCAAGCGCTGTTTGGTAACATTCGGATCACAATACCAAGAAAATTGGCAAGTACCGTTCGTTTTTTGTGTGACAACACCGCAAATACTATCTGCAAAGTTGCCTGTTCGTAGGCGATTCAAAGTGACAAAAGCAACAGCTATCTTGCCATCTTTTGGTTCATGTGCAGCTTCGAAGTAAACATTTTCAGCTAAACATGATATTTGTTTTTGTACTTCTTTACTGAGTGCTTCAAATGGTGCTTTCATCGGCAGAATGCTTCTTGTATCCACATGAATTGCTGCCAACATCACTATGAAACTTGATAATGATAGTCCTAAAAATAGTGATTTTGATCCCATTTTTCTCCTTTCTAAGTGGCCGGCCGAAGCCGGCCACGACCTTTAACTAGACTTTTTGGAAGTCTTTTCTGTGCTTAAAGGAATTTGAGAAACAAAACCATTCAATGTAACTGCTTTTTGAATGATTTCTTGTTCTGATGGATATGCTGGATATCCTGGATGATCTGGTGGTGTTTGGCCGGCATGTTTAGCCATATCCACTTTTGTTGCCCAATCGTTTGCAATTGCTTCTCTCTTGCCGTAGTATTCAGCTTCGAGCATGGCCTGAGCCATCTTTAGTAAATCCAAACGAATCTCAAATGGTGTCATATTAGACATAGTTTTCTCCTGTGTTTGTGTGTAAAATGGCGGTTTATGGTTCCGCCAAACCTATTTATCAGTAAGACAGACGAAGGCCAAAGCCAACTGCTTTCTCTTCAATATCCTGAAGAGAACGGCTCATACTTGCACTTACACTAACTGTTTTGGTGAGTGGCATACTTACACCCGCCCAAGCTACAGTTTGTTTCGGATTGCTGTCGTCCCAATTTACCCGTGTTTTAACACCAGTAAAAGTATAAAGAGGTCCGATTGGAACACCGGCTCGAACACCAACTAAACCGTAGGTAAAGTCGCCGTTTACTTTGCCGTTAAAGCCGTTATCATAACCAACACCACCGAAAGCATTCACTCCAGCAATGTTCTTGCCAGCAGTAACTTCGACACTATTAAGCATTCCGCCACTATCAAAAACTGCTGTACGAACTTGAAGGTCCCAATTAAGGCCTCCCATGTCCTTACCAGCACGGAAGTACTGTGCAGTATTTTCAGATTTGTTGCGAGTGTCTTTCACTTGGTCTACATCGAAACTCACATAATTAGCTGCAAATGATGTTGAAGTTGCAGCAGCCAAAGCTAATGCTAAAATGGTTTTTTTCATTGAATCTCCTTGATTGTGTGTGAAATGGTGGGTTATTCTGTTACGAGGAAACCCACCGAAACCCTAAGCAGCGTTTAGGCTGCTAATGCGAACTTTTCGTCGTTTGCATTTACTTGGTTTGCTTCTACGGCCAGGTAGTCCCAACCCTAACGGCTTTCGCATTGCCGTGCTGTCCACTCTGTTACTCTTTGCCCTGTCGAAACCTAGTCACCCCCATCAGAAGTATACTGCACTAGCCAGTTGAATACAGCCGACCAGTCTTCCTTATCCGTGAAGTGCAATATACTTCTGGTGGAGATGGGCGGAATCGAACCGCCGTCCAGAACACTTTTCTCTTTGCTTCATACAGCAATATATTTCATTAACGCATTAAGGTATTTATGCTTCTGCCTAACAAAAATTTGTGGTTGTGAATTTTCAACCGCAATAGCAACAACAATTTGATTGATTGGCAATCCAGTTCGTTCTCCGAACATTTCAGCATATGCAGTACATTGCATGAAATAATTCATAATTCCATCTTCACTTTTTTCTCTAGTTGCTGTTTTATAGTCAACTATAGAAAGTTCACCGTTCCATTCTGCAATACAATCACAACGGCCAGCAATTTTCAATTGATGACTAAAAAGTGCTTGTTCAATACCAAATACACGACCAACATTTTCATCAATGTGTGGTTTAAGTTGAAGAAACAACTCTTTTGTATCAGGCATCATAGTCTTAAACTTTACACCATCAGATTCATTCAAGAGATACTTCTCACAGATTGTATGAAGTTTGGTGCCTCGACTTGAAGCCTTTCGTGCAATACGATTTGCCGTTTCAGCGCCTACACGCTCACGCCATTCAAACAATGCTTTCTTGTTATATGAAGAAAGAACAGTAGTGATGGAAGGATACTTTTCACCAGTTGGTGTTTCGTACACTCTTCCATCATCTGTCGTTACTGCTTTTAGATCGTAGTTTAGTGAGTCTAATTTTACAAATTCAAAGTTACGCAAAACCTAGTTCCAATTTAGTCACAATATAATTTTTTACCAATTCAGACCGAACAATGTCTTCAACACCAAATTCAATCTTGTCAAAACATCCCATTCTATCTATAATCTTCATAAACTCAAGCAAACCTGTTCGTTCTTTTGAATTCAAATCACTTTGTCGATAGTCACCACAAAATACAATACGGCAGTTATCACCAATTCGTGTAATAATAGTGTCGAGCTCATGGTAATTCATATTCTGCGATTCGTCAACCACTACAATGGCATTTTTGAAAGTTATGCCTCTTAAATATGAAGTTGTGCCGAATTCAATCAACTTTTTTGTTTTCAGTATATCATAACCATCACCACGACCAAATAGGTCATCACAAATTTCTCGGTATGGTTCTTCATATACTTTTGTTTTTTCTTTTATATTTCCTGGTAGAAATCCCATGTCTCGGCTTGGGACTACAGAACGAATGATAACTATTTTATCGTAAAAAGAATTTCCTTTGAGTACTTCATTTAACGCTAGATAAAGAGATATAAATGTTTTACCTGTTCCTGCAACACCGTGTAAGAGTAGGTGTTTACCTTGATTGAAGGCATCAAATGTATCCTCCTGATTTACGGTTAACGGCTTGATTTTTCTTAGAGAAAAATGGTTCTGTTGATTCTGTAGTTTTTTTGCCATTAGTCGTGCCTTTTTGGAAATAAAAAAGAGAGACACCAATGAAATTAGTTGTCTCTCTGGTTGATGAAAAACTTAGAATC